AATTCGTCGACCATCCCGCGGGCGCTCCGGTCGGATGGACCGACGAGATCGGACAACTCGTCTGGTCGGTCCTCCTGCGCGGCAACGCGTACGCGGTCCCGACGTCCTATGACGCGCGCGGGTACCCGGCGACGTTCACGGTTCTCGACCCGAACCGCGTCGAGGTCAAAGCGTTATCGCTGAACGTGAACGAGTACCGCTACCGCGGGAACGGCGGCGCTGTCGATCTCATCTGGTCGAACCCGTCGCCGTTAGAGCTATTACATATCCGTTGGCAACGACCACCCGGTGAGGTCTGCGGCGTCGGCATCCTCGACGCGAACGCGTATCCGGGCGGATCACTCGCGGGCGCCTGGGCCGCGAACTATTTCGCGTCGGAAATGATGGTGAACCCGTCGCCGCCCGCAGTGTTAACCCATCCCCTCCGATTGAACGCGACACAGGCGCAAGAACTGCAGACGCAATGGGCGACGTCGGTCGGACGGTCGCGCAGTGTCCCCGCGGTTCTGTCGGGCGGAATCACGTTCGCTCCCCTCGCGCTCTCTGCGCGTGACGCGCAACTCATGGAGCAACGGAAATGGAACGCGTCGGAAATCGCGACGATGTTCGGACTCCCGCCCTACATGGTCGGCGGATCGACCGGCGACTCGCTGACCTACGCGACCGTTGAGGGAGAAATGATCCGGCTATGGACGACGGCGCTCATGCCGATGACGGTCCGTCTAGAACGCGCACTGTCGGCGTGGCTACCGCTCGGACAGCGTCTCCGGTTCGTCCCTGATTCGCTGCTCCGTTCGCAAACCCTCGACCGGTACAACGCGCACAAGATCGCGCTAGAGACTGGATTTGAGACGCTGGCGGAGGTCCGCGACCTGGAGAACCTCCCGCCACTCCCGGCGACTCCCGCCGTGGAACCGCCGCCGCCGACCCCGGAGGTCCCGCAGTGACAGAGGGAACGATCGAACGCCGCTATGCGGGACCGGTCGAGGTCGGAGACGGACGGACCGTCGTCGGTCTCTGCGTTCCGTTCGACCGGGTCGCGACCGTCGCGGACGGAGACGGCGGTCTCCCCTACCAGGAAGTCATCCGCCGCGGCGCATTCCGCAAAGCAATGAAAGCGCCGAACCGGGTTTCTCTCAACCGGGAACACCGCGAGACCCTCGTCGACGAATTCGGTTACGGCGTCGAATTCGACGAAAGCGGGGACGGTCTCGTCGGAACGTTCCGGGTCTACGACGGGAACATCGGAGACCATGCTCTGTCGATCCTCCGGTCCGGCGCCATTACCGGCCTGTCGATCTCGGCGGCGTTGCACCCGCAAGGGACCCGGATCGTGGACGGCGTCGTCGAACGCCGAATCCTGATCCTCCGTCACGTCGCTCTGACGTCGTCGCCCGCCTACGACGGCGCAGAGGTTCTCGCTATGCGCAGCGGTCCCGAATACGGCGGGATCGCGACCGCGCTTGCAATGAACGAAAAACTGCGCGCAAGATTCACCCGCTAACGACGGCACCCCGGACCACCGGACCGACCCCTCCGTAGCGACCTCTGTCGAGGCGCCGGACCCCTCGGTCTCCGACACGGCACCCCGGAACGAAGCGCCTCACCGCCCGCTGCGTTTCTTTCGGAGGTCCGTTCCGATGCCGAATCCCGTTCTAGACCGTCTCTACTCCGACCGTTCCTCGCTGCTCGACCAGGTCGATTCCGTCACCGGGGACGCGGAGGCGAATGACCGCGACCTCTCCGCCGCGGAGCTAGAGCTAATCGCGCGTTGTCACACGCGCATTGAGTCGGAGCTAGACCCGCAGATCGAGGCGGTCGAGCAGGTCGAGCGGACCCGCGCCGCTCACGTCCGCTCCGTCCCGCCTGGCGCGACGGTCGCTCCCGTCTCGTCCGGTCCCGGCGACGCGCCTGACGCTCCCGTCTACCGGACGTTCGCCGAATACGCGCGGGACGTCATCATCTCCCGCTATGACCAGATCGCGAGTCGGGTCGGCGCCGGTTCTCGGACCGCCGCGCTGGACCGGATCGACCGCGTCGTCGCGAACACCCTCTCGTCCGACGTCGCCGGTCTGATCCGTCCGCAGTACCTCGACCAGATCGCGCAGATCATCGACAAGTCGCGCCCGATCGTCGACACCGCGCGCAAGGTCGGTCTCACGTCCGGGACCCTCACCTACCCGTCGCTCACACAGCGTCCGACCGTCGGCAAGCAGACGACAGAAAAGACGGAAGGCGCCTCCCAGAAGATGACGGTCGCGTTTGTGAACGTGACCGCGGATACCTACATGGGAGTCGGGGACCTCTCATGGCAGGCGATTAACTGGTCGACCCCGGACGCGTTGTCGCTCTGGTTCGACCTCGCCGCGGAGCAATACGCGATCCAGACGGAGGCGGCAACCGGCACCGTCCTCGCCGCCGCGACCGTCATGGCGACCCCGGCGATCTCCGCGACGCCGACGCTGAACGAATGGGTCACCGCGATCGGCGCGGCGTCCGCCGCGATTTACACCGCGTCCCGTCGTCGTCCGAACGTGATTTACGCCGACGTCGCTACCGGTTACTCCATGATGAGCATGGTCGCGAACGTCGCTCCTGTGTTCCTCCAAGGCGGTTCGTTCTCGCTCGCGTCGGGGACCGGGAACATCGCCGGACTCGACCTCGTCATCTCGGGCGGACTCCCGGCGAAGACCGTCATCGTCGGAGACCGTTCGTCGCTGCTCGCCGCAGAGACCGCGGGCGCTCCCGTCGAGCTACGCGCCGTGGAACCGGCGATCGGCGGAATGGAGGTCGGGATCATCGGCGCTTTCGTTTCCAAGATCACCGACGTCGGCGCGTTCCGCAAGCTCACGATCGCCTAGGAGGAACGATGCCGGAAGACACGACTAGCGGAGACGTGACGCCGCAACCGAACGACGAACCGCAACCGGAACCGGTGCAACCGGTCGTCCTCACCGGCGACCCGATCCCGACCGACCCGCAGAACACAGGGGACGGACCGTCGAGCAACGACGCGCCACAATTCCCCGCGGGTGAGAACCCGGTCGAGACCGACGCGGACGGTCCGTCGAGCAACGACGCGCCGCAATTCCCCGCGGGTGAGAACCCGGTCGAAAACTCCGACGCGGACGGTCCCTCGTCGGACCAGACGTCCGGACAGTTCCCCGCCGACGAGGTCAAGTCCGAAAGCGAGTGATAGCGCGCCGTGGCGACCTACGCGTCGGCAGACGAATTAGCGGAGGCGCTGCGCGTGCAGCGCACGGCGAAAAACGGGGACCTACTAGAGAAGTCCGTCGCGGCCGCGTCCGCGGAGATCGACCATCAATGCGGACGCGATCCGTTGGACCCCATCGCGCCGGACGACCCGATCGCACATATGGTCTGCATCGCGCGCGGCGTCGAATGGTTCAAAGCCAACGATGGCGCGTTTGGCGTCATCGGGTTCGACGCGACCGGAGTGCTCGCCGCGCCGCGCGACGGATTCGCTCGACACGCGGCGGACCTGATCCCGCTGGTCCAAACGTTCGGCGTCGCGTGACGGAGACGGTATTTTCCGATCTCCGTTCCCGCGTCGCTGACGCGCTCGACGACCCGTCCTCGTCGCTACTCGCGGACGCCGCCATCCTCCCCGACGTCGTCGACTCTCTGACGCCGCCCGCGTTCCTGTTGACCTGGGGAAATCCTTGGTCGGTTCCGGCGACGTTCTGCACGCATACCGTCCGCCTCGACGTCGTCTGTATCGCCGCCCGGATAGAACCGGCGCCTGGGGTCTCGACCTTGGAGGAAATGGTCGCCGTCGCGCTCAACCGTCTCCGCGCTGCAGGTCTCCCAGAGGCGACGGTCCAACCGCCCGCACGGTACGACGTCGGCGGTATCCCGTACCTTGCGGCGCGCATTTCGCTAGAGGCGAGAATCGCGATTCCGCTCCCGGAGGTCGCGCCGACCCAGAGCGGCGCCGCGCAGCTAGTAGCGAACGCGGTCCTCACCGCGACGGGCGCGTCCGCTGCGTTCTCCGTCAAGTCCGGCGCAGTGTCGCTCGCGGTTACCGCGACCCTCACCGCGACCGGCGCGACTGGCGCCTATCCGACGTCGACCGCTACCGCGACACTGTCGACGACCGGCGCGCTCACCGCGACCGGCGCTACCGCAGCATGGCCGCGAGTGTCGGGCGCCGCTCTACTCGCGACGACGCCGACCCTCACCGCGACCGGCGCTATTACGACGCCGTGGTCTCCCGCGAGCATTCCCGGTATTACCGCTTGGTATGACGCGTCAGACCTCGCGACGATCACCGCGAGCGCGGGTGCCGTGTCGCAATGGGCGGATAAGGCAACCGCGGGGAATCTTGTGCAGGCAACCGCGGGCAAGCAACCCCGGACAGGGACCCGGACCGTCGCCGGTAAAAACGCTCTCGATTTCGACGGCGTGAATCACTCGCTGGCGCTCCCGGCGCTCGCGGCGGGAACGTTGGCACAACCCAACACAATCCTCGTCGTGATTTCCGCCGACCGGTTAGCGAACGACGTATTTTTCGACGGGTACGGCGCGACCAACCGCCACAACCTCGCGTTCACCACCGGGACATATCAGTATTACGCGGGGACCGTCGTCAATGCCGGTACGGCGGCGACGGGCGCGCAGCAATGGGTCTGCGCGTTTAATGGCGCGTCGTCGCAACTATGGGTCAACGGCGCGAGCATTACCACCGCGAACCCCGGACCCGATCCCATTATTGGGTTGTCGGTCGGCGCATACCGCGACGGAATCGCTGCTCTGTATGACGGCGCGATCGCGGAAATCGTCGTCGTTCACGGCGTTCTCTCCGCAGGCGACCGCGCGTCATGGAACGCGTACACCCTCGCGAAATGGGGGGTCTAATGGCCTACGCGTATTTCCAAAATCAGGCGGCATGGGACGCGTACCACAACGCCGCGTGCGCCGCTAACGCGATTCCGCATCCGGGTTACCGCGCGTCGGATAACTCGACCGTCATGATCGACGCGCAATGGACGGACGCGCACGTCGCGCCTATCCAAATGAAAGGCACCGGGAACGTGACGACCTGGGCGGCGCGCGTCCCCGACGCCGACGTCGCAACCTACGGGTTAACCGCGATCCCTGATAGCGCCGTGGTCTACGGCAAGGACGCGAACGGGATGCCGAACGGGACTGTCACCGTCACCGTGGGCGGCAAGACCTACGTCTCCGAACCGCTCACCATCAATTTCCGAAAGCAGAAACCGCCGACCTGGACGGACCCTAAGACCGGGACCGTCTACCAGACCGGAGTGTAACGACATGCCGACGATGACGACCGCGAACGCGAACAGCACTCTCGACGCGCAAGGAACGCTCTACGCGCAGCTGCACACCGCGGACCCGACGAACGCCGGGACCGTCGCAGTCTCGACCGCGTTCCCGACCCGGATCACCGCGCTACTCGGCGCCGCCTCCGCGCGCGCCCGTACCAATACCGCCGACGTGCAATGGCCGTCACCCGCGGCGGCGGCGGAAACGATCAGTCACGTTTCGCTCTGGGACGCGGCGACCGCGGGCACTTGCAAATGGTACGGACCGGTAACGACGCCGGTCGTTGTCCCTCTGTCCAACCTGTTCCGGTTCCCTTCCGGACAACTCTCGATCTCGCTCCCCTAACCGGAGGTAAACCGCAATGGCTACGACCGACGTCACCGCTCCCCCGTTCATCCCGGTTAAGCCCTACCTTTCGGTCGGCGCTCCCGCGAACCTCGTCACGCTCATTTGCGCGGCGGAGAACGTGGACGTGACGGTCGACCAGGATGAGAACACCGTCGCGACGTTCTGCGGGACGTATACGTCCTACAAGGCGGAACAGTGGACGATTACCGCCTCCGCGTACATGAGCTACAACTCGACAACCGGTCTGTGGGGAGCGCTCCGTCCCCTCGTCGGGACGGTCACGCCGTTTGAGTTTCGTCCGGATACCGCGGTCGTCGGCGTCAATAACCCGAAGATGACCGGGAACGCGGTCCTCAAGGCGTTCCCGTTTTTCTCGGG